GAGATCGAGAAGCAAATCAGACGGATAGAAAACAACGAGAACACAGAGCTACTTGAGATTCATAAGATGTTTTACGACGAATTTGAAAACAATCATTAAAAATGTACTTAAAACTTAAAGTTGAACGGTAGTATACAAATGACTACCCCGAAGAATTTCTACACGAATATCTATCTTAGACTACCTGCTGAAGTGATAAAGCACATCGTTGGCAAAGGCGGACAAGGATTCGTTCAAATGTCTGATAAGCTTGACTTAGATTATATATGGTACAATCAAAACACGAATGCAATAACTTTATATGGTGAATGCACAAATTTAGAATTTGCTAAGGCGCAAATGTGTGAGCACATTGAAGCTCAAGTATTGAAACATATGCCGTCTTTGATGCTTCAGAACAAAATTTACAATACAAATCCTATGTCGGAAGAGCTAACGAACATTTCTCTTCGCAATGTCATCGATAGAGAACATGTTAAGCATCTGATTGGAGCAGGAGGGAATAATTTCAAGAGAGTCACGAAAGCGACTAATGTTTATTTCATTTGGTATAACGAAGAGGAACATCAGATCAAAATTTGGGGAACTGATCAAAGTTCCATGTTGGCCGTCAAATCCTTGTACGAAATTGTAAATTCGACGAAAGAAATAATAGAACGATATTCTGATCAACCGGCTGCAAAAAAGCCAAAAATTCACTTAAACACATCGAACAATATTGACGATAGATGATATCACGAATTGTATCGCCTCTCCATTACAGATCCCCGCGATTCGTTAAATGTTTTTCGACAAATGAAAATGAACACAATAATTACCGGGTTCTCAAATCAAGATTGAAAAATTCCACAGCTGGTTATGGAGCTCTTGTATCCACAGGGTATTTACTGGCACACGGGGGGGAAGAGGGCATGTCAGTTGCGCTAGGTGCCGTGACGTCTTATGCTTATATTAGCTTTCTCTCATATCGTGTGGACAGAATGGAAAAGGCAATCGTACCTATCGAGTTTTTCGCTCCATTTGCTCTTGTAGCGTTTGAAACAACATGGAACAGCAGCACAAATGTATTTCAATTTGATTACGGAGCAACGCTCATAGGATTTTTATCCTACAAATTGGCGTTATCGACGGTGATATATGAAATCGTGCGAGAAATGTTGGTTGGAGATAGTGCAACATCATATGAAACAAAAAAGTATAAAGATGACCGCGATGTCGAGGTCCATTGAAGCAGTATTTCAAAAAAAAAAATTCTTTGTATATTTCAATTTGAATATGATCAAATGGCTCGTGTTTTCTGCTTTGCTTGCTTTTGCAATGATTATTCCTACTTTGATTTTGATTTGGACTAGCAAGCAAGACATTCATCTGCACGAGGGTCAGCGTGAATATGAAGGCAGCAGTGGCAAAATTGAAGATAAACCGAAAGCGTTGAACTCCTTGCAAAAATTCCTTAAAAGCTTCAAGGAAGGAAATGAGGATGGACTGCTCTATATTGTTCGCTTGTACTGTTTTGGTCTCCATCCAGAATTTGCCCCTAGCAAAATCATTGGAATGAGGTTGATAAATAGAGTGGCGATCGATAGTCGTTTCTCGGAAAAATTAAAAAAATCCTGCAAGGTGATATTTGAAGATGCTTCTATAATGGCTTATGAGGATATGGACGCTGTGAACGATAATTACGACACATTGCCCGATAACATAATAGAAATAATCGAATCAATAATTGATCATCAATTGAAAAATAATGTGACTTTAAAAGTATGCACAACAAATGTTACACATACTACAGTGTATGAAGATGAAGAAATAAATAATGATGAGATATTAATTAATACTGTAAGGAATTTACCAGTAAATGTGACGATTCACAATGATTCACAAAACGTCCACAATCACAGTGTAGGCAATACATGCGTGAAAATAATCGAACAATTGAGCGAAAGGAAGGTAATCACAAAGTCATTTGAAGAAACTGTGCACCATTTTTTAAAGCAGGTAGATGATATTGTCGATGAAAATATTCTCCAACGCGTTATCTATGTATTGGACAGCTTTACCGCAGACATACACTCGAAATTTTTGCAATCAGAGCAAGACATTTTTGTACTTGTCTACAATAGAATAATGTATTTTGAAGGAGATAAAAGACAAAATTTGTTAAAAATATTAATTGATAACTTACAATCATCAATAGAATATGATGCTGTAGTGTGTTCTACAGGAAAAATTACAAGAATGTTGTCAATTTTTGACGCAGTTGATGACGAATTGACAGATATCAAGCCTGATTGGGCACTGAAGGAAGAAATTTCGAATATGGCAATCAAAATACGTGAAAACACGTTGAAAAATCTTTCAGCGAAAGAAATAAAAGCATATAACGCTGGAGATCGAGATGATGTATCAACTAACATGAAAGATCGTTTAATTGAAGAATGCTCCAATATCTATGTTGAGAGCAATATTTTAAGTCAAACTGCACTTGATTTGCTTTTACAAGACTATCTCGAAGCATTTTGATTTTGACCAAGCCTGGCGGCTACAATTTTTTTTTCTATCTGCCCCTATACTCTTTATTTTTGTCGTACTTCGATCAAATCAATGATCAATGTACTGCTGAAAACTATTTAAACATAGCACGTTACTTTATACATATCACAATATGGAAACATTGATTGAAAAGTCAAATCCGATCGCACACGAATTTCCTCCGCTTTCAAATAATTATACAGTACATGTAAACAGCATTGAAATGCTAAAAAATGTTCAACTTGACATCGACATACAAAGAGAGCTAGATCCAGAATGGATATCAGTTTTAAAGGAAAAAATAATTGAACACAGACGCGACAAGGGCTTCTTTTTCCTGGGAGCTTTCGAGGTGGCATGCTTGAGCAATTCATTGTATATGCTTAATGGCCAACATCGATATTTTGTGGTAAAAGATTTGCACTCTGAATTCAAAGAAGAGCAAATTCCTGTAGAACTGAAAATTTACACGGTCTCTAGCAAAGAGGAAATGCATGAGCTTTGGATGAAGGTCAATGGATCCAAGCCTAGTAAATTATGTAAATCAACCTCAACGCAGGTCATAATTAATTCAATAAAAAAGTACTTTGCACAAAATTATGCAAAGTATTTAACGAATGCAGACAAGCCAACCAGACCAAACATAAATTTAGATCAATTGGAAAAGGCATTACACGATCATGATACGCTTAATATTTTGAAAATAGATTCATCGGAAGAGTTTGTTTCTATGATCGAAAAACTCAATAATTTTTACAAATACTCTGATCCGAGCAAATGGAAATCGTGGGGGATTGACGATGCATTGGTTCTTAAATGTAAAACAAAGAACATACTGAAGCCACTCTTTCTTGGCATTTTTGCAAACTTCGAGTGGTTAAAAAGGATTATAGAAGTTAACAAGCCCGAGGCGACAATTGATAATTATTCTTCAATTCCTCATTTGGGATTGAATTCAAAATCAAGGAAAATTTCAAAAGCAAAAAGACGCAGAATTTGGGAAAAGCGTTGCTCGAAAAAGATGATGATCGGCAAATGTTTTGTATGTAAACGCGACATCGACTACGATACTTTTGAAGCGGGGCACATTTTGAGCCATTTTTGGGGAGGATCAACATCGCTCGATAATCTTGAGCCTATATGTAGCATCTGCAACAAAGACATGGGTGTAGAAAATCTTTTGAAATACAAAGATGACAACTACAAAAACCAAATTTAACTTCTAACCGGCCACACCGGTTAAGACGGTACAATACCCAAAACGGCTTCAGAAACCATATGGCGTACTATAAGATCAAGATCAATTTTATCAACGGCATTGGCAACTCCTGTTGGTTTCGTTTTGACTCTTCTCCGATGAAGATTCATACACAAAAATGATTTCTCCGATTCCGGTATATATTCTTGAAATTCCAAATCGTATGCATGATGTATCGTGTTCAATAAATGAAGCCGATTCCAAGGTTGCCTTTCAACATTGTGAATGTTGCCGGAATTGGCCACGAGAGCTGTGTATCGTAGAACGAGCCTTTCTATTAATTCCCATGTTCCGCGAGACCAAAACACGTCATAATCGTTGCAGAACCAATCAATCAATATTTCCTGAATATCGGTATCTTTGCATCTGTAAATCTTTCTCACAAGCACAAGATCTATCAGGCAACATAATAATTTGCGAACTCCTGAATAAAAATGGATATCTGACAATTCCGTGACAATTGCCCGAAACCTGTAAATCGTAGAGAGAGCTGTGTCCAGTTGCTGCTTATGGTTGTTGACGGGTACTTTGATATAGGGGGGGAGATTCACATACAACGTTCCTGTGGCTGTTATTGGAATCAGAGTGATCTTTTTTCTCAGGAGAAATTCATGAAATTTCAGTGAGAGTATTCGAATGTCTACTTGGTGTTGTCCAAAAGAAGAAATTCCAGGAAATATCAAATCCACGCAATGAAATTGTAGTCGATAAAGAGACTCCGGTATGCAACCTCCTGGCAGCTCCATGTATAAATCCTCTCTATGTTTCGAATATATTTTCAATGCTTTATTCTCAAAAACTCTGTATTGTTCAACACCGCAAGCTCTTTCCACACGTTGCATTATTTTCGAGAAATGTGGGCCCATCATAAGAAATTTTTTACGATGCAGTGCACTTGCTGTAAGAAAACAAGTTAAGTATGCTGGGTCCAACACGTAGGGAACGAGGGCAGAGACCCGAAGCCACGGGTCGTCATGAATTTGCATGAATGTCCGATTTGATGTCATGAACTCGCGAATACCATGTCCAACTTTTTTGTTGAAATACCTCCTCCTGTCTTCGGTGCCATCTTGGGAGGCATCTTGGGGAGAATCTTCGGGGTAATCTTCGGGGAGGGGGATCCCGATTTCCCTTGTAGTGCACGTCATCGATTGCTCGTGCTCGACCATATATCGCTTCAAATAAGGAACGGCTACAGGAGGAACAGATAAGGCCTAGGGTTTCAACTGGGCCGAGATGCGTCGAACACGGGAGTCCTTGGTGGACTGGGCGATAAGTACTTATACCTACCGGCGCCCAGTCCAAAGAAGCCCAGTCCACCGGCGCCCAGTCCAAAGAAGCCCAGTCCACGGCACGTGCGTTGCGGATGCGGCGTAGGGAGGAACAGATAAGGCCTAGGGCCTACGTTTCAACTGGGCCGAGATGCGTCGAACACGGGAGTCCTTGGTGGACTGGGCGATAAGTACTTATACCAACCGGCGCCCAGTCCAAAGAAGCCCAGTCCACCGGCGCCCAGTCCACCGGCGCCCAGTCCACCGGCGCCCAGTCCAAAGAAGCCCAGTCCACGGCACGCGCGTTGCGGATGCGGCGTAGGGAGTGACGTGTTGATACAACGGCGCGTGGTCGAACATATTCGTCGTAAAATTGGTCTCTTCAGAATTTGAAGAGACAAACGCTTTACTTGCAAAAGTTAACGACTAAATAACCTTACGATCGCATTTTGTTAGTTGACTAATTTTTGCAATTGTTGTAGATTCATTTTTTGCATGTCCCCCCTCTTCCGATGTCGCGAAATCCGTCGTATGCCTTTCAGGTATTACGCGGAAAATGTGTTCAGATCAAATGGGTTGGTCAACACTAGTTCATGGTTATTGAACCAAGGCATTCGCTTCTGTCGTCTAAATTCTGAAAGCGCGTTCGTATATGGTGAAAATTGCGGCGTGGCATTTTTGGACGGTTTCCCGTCCAACGGAAAAGCTCTTTCGACGCCTACAAATTTTCACAAGCAGACGGGGTTTAGGGTTTTTATTGTTCGGTGCACGACCGGGGCGGGCGGAGGCGCGCGAAGTTTTGTTCCGCGAAGTTTTGTTCCAAGGGACGGAATATTTCCGTGCCGAGATCTCTCCGTGACCACGCGGCACATCTCATGGCGCGAAAAGATGCTCGCCCCCCAACGATGGCGGCCAATTCGGAGAAAAAGCCGTCGGAGATGGTCGACGACTGGCTGGAGGACATCTTCCACAAGGGCATAATCATTTCTCAAGAGACATCCCTCCCGCATGGGGCAATAGTGGAACTAGAGAACGAAGGGAGGAGCGCCGCGTGTGCGCTCGGATCGAAAGAAAAGAGGGGGCGGGAACAGGATGGGTGCGAGTCGGCGAAGAATAAAAAGTCAAGACGTGAGAAGTTGCGAAGGGAGGCGCTGAACGACAGGTTCATGGGACTCAGCGCGCTGCTCGACCCCAACGGGGCCGGGCCCCTCAA